AAGAACGTCTTGACTTGTTTCACGAATTCATCGAAGAGGCTGAACGAATGGGCCTTAAGCTGGCATGAAACAAGTCAAGACGTTCTTTCTGTCGTTCATCGAAGAAGCGATACTGAATCCAAAATGGGCTGAGTTTGTCGCTGGTCGTATCAAGGTCTACGAGATGGGCTCAGAGAAATACGCCATCGAGGAGATCCGCTTCCTGACCAAAAAGCAAAAGGAATACCGTCGGCTTCGCGGGAAGTGGGACTTCGGGGAGGCGACGGCTAAAGAGCTGGAGCGTCTAAGAAAGAAGATTATTGCATTGGGGGAAAGGGTATCTAGGGAACTGGAAGCAGAGGCATTGGCAAATCGAGATTTTTACAGGGCCATAAGTAAAGAGCTTGAAACAATCGGATTAGAAACTTGGTTGTAAAAATAGAAATGGGTGGAGGCATCCATTATCGGGGAGAATAAAGATGTTTGAGAAGAAGGTTTCAAGAAAAGAGTTTGACGAAGTTCGGGATGATCTTTGGAAACTTCAAGATAAACTCGAGGAGCTTTGCAAACTCCTCGCGGTGGGCTTTACTGCCGACAAAGACTATCCCGTAGCCCGCTATCTTGATTTAGAGAAAAGCGCAAGGATTAAGAAATCATGAAGCGCGTCGGTCAAATCATCGGGGCGGCGATAGTCGGCATCGTATGCGTCTGCATGCTCCCATTCCTGATTCCGCTCATTATGATCTACACTGTCTTCGCCGTCATTCGGGCAATGGTCGTCGCTTTTATTAAGGCTATTAAAGCGAAGGCCGATAAGCCTTAATAGCGAACGCGCTTATTAAAGAAACCTTATTTACCCAGGAATTGGGTAATGAATGTATGCACTTATTGCTAAGTGTAAACCCTTTGTCACCAATTCTCATATCGTTTCGTGACAAGTTGCATCCGGCAAGTCGTGCATAATCTGCACAGCTTATTTTCGACGCTAGCCTTATCACGACGGGCGGACACGCGAAGGGTGAGCGTCCCGAGATAATGCCGCCCACAAATCCAGCATGAGAACAGCGTTCCCTGCGTTAATAAAATCCATCAGCGTCAATCTTAGGAGGAATTCCCCTGAAACTACTCAGTCCGAAACAAGCCAGATTCGTTGAGGAGTACCTTGTCGACCTCAACGCTACCCAGGCTGCTATCCGGGCCGGGTATAGTTTGAAGACGGCTAAATCTCAAGGTCAACGCCTGTTGACTTTTGTTGACATTGCGACGGCAATCGCCAAGGCCCAAGAGAAACGGTCTGAGCGCCTAGAGATCACGCTCGATAAGTGGCTCCGCGAATTAGCCATCATCGGGTTCTCGGATCTTAAAGACTATCTCGACATCAGCGAGGACACCGGCGCTATCCGGGCTAAGGCGTTTAAGGAAATGCCGGAGGGCACTTCCCGGGCACTCGAGGCCATTGAGGAAAACCGGGCCATCAAAGAGAACTCGGACGGAGGGTCCACGACTGTCTATGACAAGATCAAATTCAAGATGCACGACAAGCTCGGCGCTCTTGAAAAGATCGGGAAAAGTCTTGGCTTCTTAAAAGACAAGATTGATCACTCAGGCGAAGTCGCCCATACCGTTCAGTTCATTATGCCGCGACCCAGGGAGAGGGCCGATAAGAAGTGATCACCGAGATTGGCTATGAGGCGAATGCAAGGCAGTTCGTCTTTCATGATGCACCCGAAACATACAAACTCTATGGCGGGGCGATGGGGGGCGGGAAGACCTATGCCCTATGCGCAGAGGCATATGCCTTATCCTGCGATTATCCCGGAAACCGGGGTTATATCTGTCGTCACGAACTCACGTCCTTCAAACGTTCTACCGGGCTGACACTTGATCTTTTCCTGAATCTCTCCAGGCAAGTTGAACGTCATCACTTGACGGATCATTACTACCTACTCAGGAATGGATCGACGATTTATTATGGCGGCTTGGGTGATGACCAAGGAGCCATCGATAAGCTCAAGAGCATGGAGCTTGGATGGTTCGCCATCGACGAAGCCTCGGAGACAAGCGAATCGTTTTTTCTCATGCTTAGTTCACGGCTCCGCATTCAACTACCGGGCATCAGATATTTCGGGCTTTTGGCATCGAACCCCGATCCCGGTTGGCTGAAACAACGTTTCGTTGACCAGAAGCTTCCAGATCACATCTTCGTTCCGGCATTACCGAGGGATAACCCACAACTACCCGAGGGATATGTCAACAGACTGACAGAACTTTTCCCAGAGGACTGGCAGGCCCGCTTCCTTGAGGGTGATTGGACGGCATTCGAAGGGACCAACAATGTCTTTCCCTTCCCGGCTATCCAGAAGGCGTGTGGGAAACAACTTGAACCCGGATATCCCAGGGCACTAGGCGTTGACGTTGCGCGGTCACTGGGCGGCGATGAAAGCGTTATTGCCCTCCGCGAAGGTTCCGTGGGTAGCATCGTGGAGAAGGTGCGAACGAATGACCTCATGGCTGTCACAGGACTCGTTGTCAAGGCCAAAAAGGAGAAGGGCCCCATAAAGTCCCTTAACGTTGATGCGGACGGCATGGGGAGCGGCGTCGTTGATCGCTTGAGAGAACTGGAACATGAGGTCAACGAATTCCACGGTGGCGGCAAGTCAAATGATCCCGACAGGTTCCGTAATCTCAAGGCCGAGATCTACTGGGGATTCAGGGAAAGGTTAGTTGAAGGCACCCTTTCTCTTCCCGATGATCTGGAACTCAAAGCACAACTCACATCCTGCACGTATCGGGTTACGTCATCGGGGCAACTAGAGATCACGCCGAAGGACGAAATGAAAAAGAAGGGCATCAAGAGTCCAGATAGGGCTGAGGCGATGATCTATGCGTTCGCCGATCTTGGTGGAAATGTGTATATCGGCGGCATCAAGAGAAGTGTCTACCCGGAGTAAAAAGGAATGAGCATATTTAACAAAAGCAAGGTCCTTCAGGCCGAAGTCCGTGAACTCCGGGATAAGACTGCTACGCTTGCCGGGCAGGTGACTAAATACCGGGAGACACAGGAACTTCTGGTCAAGGACATTCTCACGCTCCAAGAGGTATCCCGCTCCTATGTCGGCAACGATTATCAGGTCTATGAGGATGCGGTTTATGCCATAAGCGAGAAGTATTGCGGGCGGGCCGAATGGGGTGCACTCCAAACGCGGAGCATCATCGACCTTCGGGGTGCGTTCATCCTGGGGGAAGGGTTGCGCGTATCGCATACGACAGAGACCCGGGCCGAGGCTGAACGTGAGCTCCGGTTCGCCGAAGATTTCATGTCTTTCAATGACCTGGATGGTGAACTTGATCAGGAAATGGCCAAGGAGGCCGAGATCGAGGGCAAGATCGCTATCAAGATTTGGCTGGATGAGGAGCCCTATCGTGATTGGCCGGGGATGATCTCGGCACGTTTCAGGTCATGGTTATCCAGCAAGTACGTTGTTGAGGCCGATCCGAACGATTATCTCTGGTATAAGAAACTTTCGTGGAACGCCACGTCAACCGTTCCGGCAGGAAGTTATGATGAGGCGCAGTTCGTCTATGCCAAGTTCGGGGGCCGCATCAATATGCCAAATGAGGCGCAGCCGAAGATTGCGGCATGCCTGACGCAGATAGACCGCCTTGACAGGGCGCTTCGAGACCTCAGAGAGATAGATCACTTATTCGCTTCCCCGACACCTTATTTCCTAGTTACGAGTACAGCAGAGGGCAAGGCCATTGAGGACTATATCGAGAGGACGAACTGGAAGATCGGCAAGGCACTCGTTACATCATCCGTGTTCACTATGGTGTCTGCGTCTATCACGGGAGTCGATAACCTCATAGCCGAGATTGAACTCTGCGTCAAGATGATAAGCGGGGCGACAGGCATACCTATCCATTACCTTGGGCTTCTCGATCTCCTTAGGAACCGGTCAACCGGCGAGAATATCCGCGAACTCATCATGTCCTCGACGACAAGGGAGCGCCAGACGTGGATCGGCGTCTATGAGGAACTATTGACCAAGGCTATGCAGATGTGGAACGCGACATATGCCGCACAGAAATCGCCCCAGGCGCAACTTGACCCGACGCGCATCAAGGTCGACATCCCGCAAGTGACACAAGAGCATTGGGACCACATCCAGAACGTACTCATCCCGGCGGTGGCGGCCAACATCATCAGCAAGGAACACGTCGCGGGGCAGATACCGGGCGTTGACCAGGAAAAGGAAGCTAAACTGCGCGCTGAGCAAGAGGCTAAGGACGCTGAGCAGGCTAAGCAGGAGATGGACGCGCTCAAGGAAGAGATGAACATGAAGGCTCAGGTGGGCGCGGGCGCATGAGGCGATACCGCCACGGCCGATCCGGGGAGTGGGTTCAGCCCGTGAGGCGTAATTATGGGTTTGCGTGTTGCGATTGTGGACTGGTTCATACAATGAACTTCCGACTCGTCCCAAATGATCACGGACCCGGAAAGAAGATTCAGTTTCAGGCCGAACGCGATAACCGGGCGACGGGACAGATTAGGCGGCACATGAAAAAGGCGGATAAATGATGATCACTACAGCCAGGCGAGTCGCTGGATTACAGATAATCGCGACACCTTGCCCTAAATGCCAGTCAGCCATGTACAAGATGGTTTGCCGTTGCACTATGCGAAAGCAGGGATGGAATACATGCGCCAAATGCGTCGCATGCGGGGACGTAATTGGGTTGACGAAAAGGAAAGGGAGGAGATAGGCATGATCACGACAAATACCACGGCTTCGCGGGCGAAGGAGGATGACGGCAAGCGGCGGGTTGTCACCACGACGACTATGAAGCCGGGCAGGGTGAGGTTTGTTCAGAAGGACTTTCCCGGCGTCAATAAGCGCGAGACCAATACGGTCGATCCCAAGATCAAGTTCAATACGACTGAACTGAATCATCTGGTGGACGGCTTGATGAACAGCATGGGGTATAAGCGAGCTGTCAAGGCTGAACCCGTGCTCGCGCCCGCGATCAAGACTCCGCAACCCAAGGTTGCCAAGAAGGTAGCGCCCAAGAAGCGCAAGACCTGAACATGAAGATCCGCGTCGCCCTGCACTGTATGGCCTCCTCGGAGATTGCCGGGATGATACCCGAGGAGACCATCCGCGAGATTAAGAAGACCGACCCGAATCCCTTATTCCGGGCCTATGTCGTGGCCCATGAAGGTGAAGCGAAGGGGAATCTTGTCGGATACGGCAACATCGTCAAGAAGTGGTATCGCGCCATTGTCGATAAGCTCCACAACAAGATCGAGGCAGGACTCCAGCTGTTCCACGGGCACGGCGCAACCAACGACCAGACGGGGCGCATCCCCATTGGTCGTGTCGTCGGCAAGGCACTCAGGGAAATAGCCGGGCGGTGGTCATCCGTTGTCGCCTGCTATATCGAGCCTGCCAGCCGTCGGCTGAACCTCGATGTGGCATCCATCGAAGCCGAGATTGACCTCGACGTTGACGGCAAGGGGAACATCATCGCGAATGATGTCAATAACGTATCGGCTATCGCGCTGGGTAACTCAGAGATCGAGACGCCGGGATTCGCCGGGGCAACGCTTCTCGGTCAACTCCAGGCGTTTGCCAAGGAACACGAAAAAGGAAACGCAAGGCTTAGTCTAAGACGAATAAGGCAAATAGACCGTCCCGAATAATCGGGAGCGGAAAGGAGACAAATGGAAAAGGTAACGATTGATGAGGTACGCGACCTTATCAAAGCGGACAAGTTGAAGCCGTCCGATCTGTTCGGAGCGGAATTATTGGCCGATGACCCATCGGTCAAGGGGTTGATCGAGACCGAGAATCGACGCGCCGTTGCGGGCGAATACGCCCACAGGAAGCGCGG